CAAGGAAAACGCCATCAAAGCGATGGAAGAAATCCTCAAGCGTAAGGCTAACAAATGAAACCCTCAACGCATTGTCACCAGTGCAACCTTGAGCGACAATTCATCATCTAGGAGAACCAATAAATGTCCGCACTCAGCATCCAGCCAACCTTTCCAATCTTTACAGAGACGGACGGATTGCCATTAGAGAACGGCTACATCTGGATTGGCTCCGCCAACCTAGATCCACAAGGCAACCCAATTAACGTCTACTGGGATGCTGCGCTGTCTCAGTCAGTAGGTCAGCCAATTCGCACAATTAATGGCTATCCATCCAATAACGGTACACCTGGTCGCTTGTACGTCAACAGCGACTACAGCATCAGAGTGCAAAACAGCAAAGGCAGCTTGGTTTATAGCGCACCTGCTGCAACTGAACGATTTAGTGATGTTGTATTTAGTGGCCCAATAGATGCAGACCAAGTTACATATCAGCCACCGGGTTTTGGCGCTGTTGCAACCACAGTTCAAGATCAACTTGAACTAGAACATTTCATCAGTGATTTTGCAACACTTGCAGATGCAATTACCGCTGCCACAGGCTCATTCAAACTATTGGTAAATGATAACCTAACAGTGCGAATTCCTACCGATGCCGCAAATTTACAGACTGCTGTGAACTGCTTATCACCAAATAACCAGCAAATCACAATCACCCTCAACATTGAATCTGGTCATTCTCCAGCATCAGGCATTACTGTCTCTAATGGCGACTACTCACAGTTTCGCATCACTTCAACAGATGCAGAAGTAACTTTGAATTCGTCTTTTGGCACCTCAGCAAACTTTATTTATGGCTTAAATGCAAAACTTCCGCGCCTTGCTTGCCTAGTTGATGCAAACTCTAAAGCAAATTATGGTTACGCAGCATGGGGGGCATCTGTTGGGTACGTAGAGGCAAATTGCGGAGTAAAAAATACTTGGGGTGACGGATGCCGAGCGTATGGCGGCAGCATCATTTACGCTTACGACACCATTTGGACAGGCTGCGCCAAAAACAACACCACTGGGTCTGGAATTATTGCTTGGGGTGGCACTGTGTTTGCATCGGGTTCCGACGTTAGCAACTCAATGTATTATGGCGCCCAAGCCGCGCACGGTGGCATTTTGGTGATCGACAACGGCACTGCAAATAACTGTTTCCGCTACAACCTTCGCGCAACTGACGCAGGTTTTATGAGCGCTGATGGCGTAATTGCAAATTATGCTGGATGCGCCCCTGGAACCAATTTGCCTTATCCGGATGCCTTGGCCGCTGGGTATGGAATTTACGCATTTAACGGATCATGGATTGCCGCCCGCGATGCGTCGGCCACTAACGCTAAAAATTCAGGTGTTTTGGCGAGTAATGGCTGCACAATTCATGTGCGAGGCGCAACATTGACCGATTGTGGTGAAAACGGTGTTTATGCAAACCCAACTTCTACAGTTGACGCTACCGAAACCGATGTAAGTGGCGCTGGAATTTACGGATATTTTGCTTCCGGTGGATCAACAATTAGCGCAGCATCTAGCACAGCAAACAATTGCGGAACAGGAACAAATGATGCCGCTGTGTTTGCCGATGCAGCTTCACGAATCAATGTCGAAAGTTTGGATGCAACTGGATGCTCAGGCATCGTTATTCGTTGCGAATCAGCGTCAACAATCAACTGCACCAGCAGCACAATTACTGGAGCTGGCAATAGGTCGGTTTATGCGTCAGGCGCTTCAGTTGTAAATGCTTCATCTTGCACAGGGACTGGCGCAACAAATGAAGGTGTTTATGCAGCCAGCGGGTCAACCATTAACGCGCAAAGTAGCAATTTCCAACGCGGTGGTTCAACCTCGATAACAGACATTGTTGTGGAAAATGGCTCCTTTATAAATGCTGCTGGTGCAACTGGCGGAGTAAACCAAACCGTAAACGTGCTGACCTCCGAAGGAGTGATCTTCCGATGAACAATCAACCTGTTCCGATGCGTTGGCCTACGGACTTTCCAGGTAAACACGACAGAATTCCAGAACAAGATGAATTTAAAGGTTGAAGTAATGAATACGCCTGAAATTGATCCAATTAAATATGGTGTTCTTTGGCAAAAAGTCCAAGACTATGAACGTCGCTTTGACGAGATGAGCGCCAAGATCGACAAGATGGAAACATCTGTCGAACACCTTGTGGCTCTTGCAAACCAAGGTCGTGGAGGATTCTGGGCTGGTATGGCCTTTGTGTCGTTTATCTCCAGCGGTGTCGGTTTTTTCTTAAGCTGGGTCAAAGGCCACTGATCGGTTGCAAGCCATGAAAGACTGGGCAATAGCAATTACTGCCGGTGTCCTGGTCACTTGCCTGTGCATGTGGGTGGCTTTCGATCTTGTTCATATATTGTGGTGGGTGTTTAGATGATCGGCCTTCTCCTTGATCCAGATGCCGCGCTTGATGCGGTAAACAACGCTGTACGGTTGGTCAAGAAAGCCAGCGCAACAGCGCAGAACATTGAATCGCTGGCCCCAATGCTGGGCAAGTATTTTGATGCCAAAGCCAATGCCATTGCGTCTGCTGAAGCGGCCAAGGCTGGCACATTTGGTGGCTCGTCAATGGGCAAAGCCTTTGAAATCGAGATGGCCATTGATGCCCAGAAGGAGTTTGAGGAAGACCTAAAGCGCCTTTTCTGGAATGCCAACAAGATGGACGTTTGGCAGAAGATCAAGGCTCGGGCCACCGTGATGGAAGCCGAAGCCGCTAAAGCCGCTGGCAAGGCCAAGGAAGATGCCCGTCGCAAGAAACAGAAGGATCAGGAAGAACTGGAAACAGCCATTGCGGTCATCATCTCGGTTGCTATTTTCTGCGGTCTGATGTGGGGCGGCTGGGAGTTGTTCTCTTTTTGTCGCAAAAACGGGTGCTGACGATGTGTGGAAACTCCTCAAATGGTTTGAAGTTGGCACAGATTGGAAGCTCGGCATCGACCGGTTTATCCGGGTCTGCTGCATGGCCATCGTTGCCAATTGGGTGCTCGACATGATGTACGTGCTACCCGTGGACGACACCAAGTCCATCATCAATTTTGTGAAATCTAACCTAGAGGAATGACATGCTGTCTTTAATTTCTACCCTCGGTGGCCTGCTGATCTCCGGCTTGCCCAAACTGCTGGAATACTTCCAGAACAAAGCCGACCAAAAGCACGAACTGGCGCTAGCGCAGGTTCAGACCGAGCGTGAGCTGGCGCTGGCCGCTGCTGGTTTTGCTGCCCAAGCCAAGATCGAAGAAATCCGCACCGAGCAGGTGGCGATGCAGACCAACGCGCAGATGGCACAGGCTGAAGCTGAGATGACCAAAGGCGCTCAAGATCACGACAAGGCTGTTCTTGCCAAGGCCTCTACATGGGTTGCCAACTACATCGGCACTGTTCGCCCAACCATCACTTACATATTTGTGATCGAACTCACCCTGATTAACGCATGGCTGGCTTGGTATGTCTGGTACAACGATAAGCTGATTAACAGCCTTGACGACTTGGTGCGGTTTAGCGACATCATCTTCAGTGCTGACGAAATGGCCATGCTGGGCGGTATTATTGGCTTCTGGTTTGGCTCTCGCAACTGGTCTAAGAAATGAAACTCTCCAAAGCTGGCGCAGACTTAATGCACCGCTTTGAAGGGTGCAAAAACAAGCCGTACCTTTGTCCAGCGCATATCTGGACGATTGGGTACGGTCATGTGCTGTATCAGGAGCAGATCAAACTACCCATGGTGCGGGTTGAAGGCAAAGAAATCCCCATGATCCGCAAAGAGATGCCGCTTAAACCGGAGGACAGCCGTGTCTGGAGCAAAGAGGAAATCGAGAAACTATTCGCTGATGATGTCGCGTCTTTTGAACGCGGTGTTTTACGACTTGTTCCCGGCGTTGCTGGCAGGCAAGGCGCTTTTGACGCTCTTGTCTCTATCTCCTTTAACTTTGGACTAGGCAATCTGCAACGCTCGACCATCCGCATGAAGGCCAACCGGGGAGATTGGGAAGGCGCAGCGGAGGCGTTTATGGGATGGACTAAGGGCGGTGGAAAAGTCCTTCCAGGCCTTGTCAAGAGGCGTGAAGCTGAACGGGCGCTGTTCCTGAGCGACGAGCAAACAGATTAGTTTGCATAAACGGCACAGGCCGCAAGGAACGATAACCACAGCATCCCAAGAATAGCCAAGACAAACCAGTACGCCACACGCCTGAGAATGTGTCGCCACACAGATGGTGGCAATAACTCAGGCCCATGCAACTTCTTGCCAACCTTGGCCAAATACAGCTGTTCCATCCTCAAGGGCATCCGCCACTCCAGCTACGTCTTCAGCTGATCGGAAGAAAGTATTTGGATCCCGCTCTCCAGGTATTGCTATTCCTGCGACAGGGCATCCTAAAGAGCAAACACTTATGGCAGAACTTAGAGCGCTTGACGTTAATAAGTTTCCTCTGGCTGCAACTATGCTTACAAGAGCGTTGATTGAGTTGAGTGAGCTTCACTATCGAACAAAAAACTCACTCCAAGATCAGACGCAATTATCAAAAAATATTAAAAAATCGGCGCAGCATATGTTGTCCAATGGGAAGCTCAATGCATCCGAAGAAGATATGGTGAAACGCTTATGCAATCCTAGCGGCGCCATGATTGAAATTGAGTCTTTACAAAAAATGGTGCACCGCAAGACTCACAATCTAGACCGTCAGTTCGTCAATACGTTGTGGGACAACATTGGGTGCTTTGTTAAGGCGTGTTGGGCTTAGAGTGCGTGCACGTGTCAGCTCAGGTGATGAATGCAGGTGAAGATTTTTGTAAATTAAGAGTTCTGTGGCTTGCGGGCGTGCTTGGTGCGTAGAGTACCGTAGACAAAACTCAACCTGCTCGAACGAGCGATACAACGCTCCGATTTCTGGAGCATTGTCATATGTCACGATAACTGGCGACTTAAGCTTAGCTACACGCTCAGCGATTGCTGAGTGATCCTCTGGGCTGTAGAAATTTCGATAGAGCTGAGCACCCTTTTGAAAATAGGGAGGATCAAGATATATCAAGCTTTTTCCTGGAAGATTTGGCTCAATAGTGTCGAGTAAATCAATCGCATCAAGTCCATACACCGTAATTCGCTTGGAAAGTTTCCCTATAACGCGAATGCGTTCGATTAAATCTTCCTTGTTGTATCTTGCGCCGAGTTTCCAATCGCCACTTTGACTTTTCCCGCCAATTACGCCCCCGGCAAGGATCCCAGACCGGTTTGTACGGTTGAGAAAGAAGGTCGCAAATGCCACGTCAAGTTGAGAGTGCTCGGCTGCTGCCGTGAGAATTTCACGCTGCGCTCGCCAAGTTGTCATGGAAACTCGCGTGCTCTTAATCTTTGCAATCAACTCATTAGGTTGTTCAGTGACGGCTTTCCAAAATGAAAAGATCACTGGGTCGGCATCGTTAATGACGATGCGATCAACATAACCCTGAATAAGAAGGAACAGTGCGGCGCCGCAACCACCGGCGTAGGGCTCGACATACCAGCCACCACTAATGTCGTTATGTCGCAGCAGTTCTGCAATCCATGGACCCAGTCTCCCCTTTCCGCCAGGATATCGAAGCGGTGTAAAAAATGACATTCGTTATCTCTCCTAATTACGTACTGTACCTGTGAAGTTCGAAGTTGGCCAGCCCCATCGATACTGTTGGTCTTGTGCTCCGAAGAATTCTTTGGTACTAACATCGAACAGGCTTGGAATCTAGTCAAATAGTCTGCTGTGGCGTGAACTGCTCATGCCACAGATCGGGTAGCGCATTGCGTGTGAACCACATCATGCTGACCTGCTGAGATTGCCTTCCTTCCAGAATGTCCATGATCAGTGATGGATCCAGTAGCGTCAGCCTCAACAGTTCATTGACTGTGCTTGGGTCAAGTTCCTCCAGTTGGGCAATTTCTGATCCACTGCGGACCTCGCCCGCATCCAATAGTCGCTGCCAGTAGAAGGCTCGAGCGAGCCCTTGGAACAGAGCAATTTGGCTGTCTTTATCCATGCTCTCGCCATTCAAGTGACCTTCAGCCGTTTCGGATTCCATCAAAATTCTGTGAACACGATAGCTTTTAGAGACACCACCCTTAGAAAGAACAACAAACGAATAGCCCTTAGTGTCTGTTTGAATGCTAAGTTCCTTGCCTTTGATGGTTTTTGTTTTTTGCTTCCCGTGGCCATTTACGTTGACTTTGCGTTCAACAGAAAAAACACGGCCATCGTCACTGACCGTGTACAAGCCTTCAAAATTTTTGACGGGTTTTGTGTTCATACGAATGTTAATAAATTGGGAGCTTTCCAGCCTTGTCTTTTCCCTATCTTACCACCAGGAAGAATAACAGGTTTACCGTTTTCCAATTTATCGTCGTTCGAGTCCAGCACAGCACGATCAGCCCCAGGTTTGTCCATTCCGGCCAGATAAGCCACACCATTGCCAGTTACTTCGGTATCACACAGCGCATCTAAGGCATCAACCCGCAGGTGTGTAGGGATGTAGACAAACTGCTCTCGGCGTTTCAACTTGCCGGCAAACCACTCCAGATCGGTGCGTGTTCTCTCTAGCAACTTTCCGTAGCCCTCAGAGTCGCTTCGCAGTGCCCCTAAAAACTCGCAAAACTCTTCTATGTGGCATCCAATCTGAACTGACAGATCATCAATGCTTGGTTTTTTTCCGCAAGCCTTTAACCAGTTTTCGGTGCGTTCGTAATTCGTCATGCTTTCACCTCTTTTTTAGACTGCCGTGCCAGTTCCAACTTAATACAGTGCAAGATCTGCGCGGCCAAGGTGCGGGTGTTTTCCTCGGCCATTCTCCGCAGTTCAATCTCTACATCAGCAGGTAGCCGCAATGTCTTGTAGCGGTCTTTGATCTTTTCAGTGGTCATCGTTACTCCTTAAAATGGCACGTCATCTGGGAAATCATCAAAACCAGAATTAGCTGGCGCTGATTGCGGCTTTGGCTTTGGCTGGATGCTTGCCTGCTCTCCACCGGCCACAAACTCCAGATCGACCAAGCGTGCCACCATCTTGGTTGCTTGCGTTCCGTCTCCTTTGGTAAATGTCTGGATACTCACATCCTCAAGGTAAGCCACAATCTGGCCACCTTTTTTGATGTACGGCGCTAAAGATTCTGCTCGTTGACCCCACAGCGAGGCATCAACCCATTGAGTCGGGCGCTTACCGTCCTCACCTTTTTTGCCGTAGGTAAATGCCAGTGAAACATTGGCCACCGCTGCACCACTTGGTGTGTATCGCACCTCGGCGTCTTTGCCGATGCGTGCCAGTCCGTTTGCTTTCATAATTGCTCCTTCAGTTTGTAAACCCGAACAACCCGAGCGTGGGCTGATGGGTGGGTTGCTTGACAGAATCCGATCGGCTCGAAGGCGTCACCCCTCAGAACCGCGCCCCAGGTGTTGGGGTGATAGTCGTCCGGCAGCTCGATGAACTTCCGAACGTCGTTGATGGTCACCTGGCCAGCACGCTGCGCGATTGCCACAGCTGTGCTGCGTGCCTTGGCGATCCATTCCTCGCGGCCAATGGACATACGAGCGATGCCTGCGTCTCGAAGGTCGCGGCCGTTCATGTTTGCTCTCCTGTTGCTTTGGCGATGGCAACGGCAGCAGCGGCATCCAGTTCGCGCAGCATCTCGACGCGTTCCCAGAATGTCGTGCCTTCGTGGCTTGATTCTGCCTCTGACCATGCGACGAACTTTTGCAGCGCAGCCAGCAGATCAGGCGCTGCAGCGATCAGGCGGGCATCACTGTCGTTTGGCTCCGTGATGAACTCCGCAATGTTTGTGCCATTGGGTGCTAAAAGTTCTCCACAAAATCCGGGTTCATAGTCGTAGCGCCATGGTCCTGGTGTGTGATTGCTCATGCGTTCCTCCTAAATGGTTTTTCAATAATCGCTCGGCCTGTGGACTTAGAAATCTTCATGGTCAAATCGAATTCGTTGACAAGATTTTCCAGTGTTATGCCGATTGGCAAACGGTCAGCGTATACGCCGCCGATCTCGCAAGGCTCGCCAGACAGCTGAACCTCTTTGAGTGCGTGGCGCACTGCGTCCAGGTGGTAGTCGCTCATGCTTCCCTCGCTTTCAGCATGGCGTCGGCCTCGATGTAACGAAGCACCGCTCGACAATCAGCCCAAAATTCAGCAAACCCTTTTGGGTCTTCGATGTATATGGGGCATTCCCTACCCACCAGTTGTTTTGCGTGTGCCAAGGAAACATCAAAGATTTCCTTTGGCGCCTTGGCTGCAAAGTAGTCGCGCAGGGTCATGCCGTAGTAAATCTCTGGTGCTGTTGTTGGCCCTTGGTATTTAAATGGAAACGCTGACCCGCCTGTGTTTGTGTTGCTCATGCTGCATCCTTGTAAGACTGGATGAACTCGACCTCGCGCTCGATGTCTTCCAAAAACTTGACCACCTCAGTCTCCAACTCCTTGATGGCCTTGTCGTCACGCACGACACGGCGAATGACCATCTGCGCGTTTTCCGGGAAGTCTGGGTTGTAGGACACGAAATCGCACCACTCGCGCTCAGCGATCCACAGCTGGCCTTGCACCTGCCAGCGGTAGGCTGTCGGGCACTTGCCTGGCTCAAGGCGCAAATACTCCAAATGTGTTTTTGGCATCGGGCACTTGTATTCCGTCATTCCATCATTGCCAACCAGACCATCCGGGCTGACTCCGACCAACAAGGTGTCGTGCATACAAAAGCCAATCTCGGTTACAAACTGGCCTGTGTGTGCTTCATAAGTTGATCTGGCAAATGGCTCTCGCTCTGTGCCCTGCTCCATCGCAAAGGTGGTCTTAAACTCTTCACGCACTCCAGTGATGCGCTCCAAGGCCAATGCCGTTAGGTAAGTGGCGCGGGTTGCCCCGCTACCCTTGGCCATGATGTCGCTGAACTTAGAGCCGGATGGCACACCGACTCGCGCCTGCTTCCACTCGTCTGTCCCTTGATCTGCTGTGATGACTCTCATTCTGTTGCCCCTTTAGTATCAGCAGCATTGGCTGCTTTTTTCAGTGCTGGGCCTTGGGCTTGCCAGAAGGCTGCTTTGTGCGCTGACTTGGGCAATGCTTGGAAGGCTGCGGCCAGTGTTTCGCTACCTTGCAGGGCGGCCTCACGCATGGCTGGAAGGGTCTCGGTCTCATACTCACCATAACCGGCCACAGGTGTTGGCGTGCGCTTACTGGCGGCATTGCCATCGTCATCCTCTGGTGCAATACCGCAAGCGGCCATCAGGCTGTAGCGGCGTGCGTAGGTCAAAGCACTGCCATAACCCTGAGCGTCGTGCTTGACCGCTGGAACATGCAATTTGCCAGCCGAGAAGATCTCGCCAGACTCGTGAACAAAGACAGTTTCGACCATCACACCAGCTTCACATTCGTGCGTTTGTTGCACCAGGGCAATTCCGTTGTCGTTAAGTGAATCCATCACTGCTTCGACGCAAGCTGCCAGATCTGCATAGCGGCTTTTAAAGTGCGGGTTGCTTGAGGACTTGAGCGCAGGCCCAAAGGCTTTCTGGGCTTTCACCAGTGCTGCTGCTATCTGCTTGATTTCCATCGTGTTTACCTTTCGTGGTTGATTGTGGTGAAATGAATCATACACCATTGCAAAATAATTTTACAAGTCCAGCAAAAATAAATTTTCTTGCTTGTTACAAATTTCTGCTATAGTCCAGCCCATGATTAAAGACGACACCTATTATCTTCAGGTCTATCACTTCGCTCACAAGCAGGCAGGCAGCTACGCAAAGCTGGCCAAAGCCCTTGAAGGCGTAAGTGGGCCTGCTGTGCAAGCATGGGCAAAGAACGGCGTGGCGCACAAGTGGCGGCCAGTGCTTGAAAAAAAGTTTGGTCTTGCTTTCCGAAAGCAGTTGAACAAGCTGATCGGTTGAGTTAAAGTTATGCGAAACCCGGCTACCGAGGAAGTCATGAGCCTCGGGAAAAGTGAACTCCCCACCTGCCGTAGTTTCTTTCAGGGAGATTTGCGGAGTTGCTTCAATGCACTACTATCAATTTCATGTAAGTGATTACATTCACGACACTGCTCATTTAAGTCTTGAGGAAGATTTAGCTTTTCGGCGCCTGTTAGACCTCTATTACACACAGGAAAAACCTATCCCAAACAAAACTCATGAGGTTGCCAGACGTATTCGTATGTCTAAGCATGAACATTCAATCCAGATTGTTTTGGAAGAATTTTTTATGTTTGATATGGAGCATGATTGTTGGACTCACAAGCGATGTGACGAAACTATTGCTGCTTATCAGGCCAAAGCAGAGAGAAACAGAGCAATTGGAAAGCTAGGTGGAAGGCCAAAGGCTAACCATCAGGAAACCCAGATGGTTTCCAAAGATAACCCTAACCAAGAACCAATAACCAATAACCATAAACCAAAGAGAGAGAACGCAACTGTCGTTGCTCGCCCTCTTGATGTTTCAGAACAAGTTTGGGGTGATTGGTTGCAGCTTAGAAAAACCAAAAAAGCCTCTGTGACAGAAACAGTGGTTAACGGAGCAAGGCAAGAGGCCAAAAAAATCAACTGGACGCTTGAGCAGTTTTTAGTCGAATGGTGTACTCGAGGAAGCCAGGGGTTAAAAGCTGAATGGATTAAACCTGACCAGCAAACGCTCAGCCAGACAGGGCAAATGAACCAGCGCGTGGCCTCTGGCCTTACCCGTGGACTTATTGGAGGTGGCAACGATGTCAAGCTACTCGGAAACTGATTTCTGTACACCAGACCAAGGTCTGGACTACATCTTTGGCCGCATGATGGCCATCTTCGGGGCTACTTTCAATCGACACTTTGATGGCATTGATCCAGGCTTTGTTAGGCAGGAGTGGAAAAAGCAGCTTGGATCTTTCCTGACCTACAGACCGAGCATGGACTTTGCCATCGAGAAGCTGGATGGTGAGTTTGTGCCAAGCGCAATCAAATTCCGGAACCTTTGCAATGCTGGCCCTGCAATCCCAAGAAAGCCAGTCGTGGCCATCGAAAAACAACTGACACAAAAAGAGAAAGATGAGATTGAGCGAAACAAAAAAATCGCACTCGCAAAACTGGCAGAACTGCAAAAACAATACAAAGGCGAGGCATGACATGCAAACAATGCGAATCATGGAAACAACGTCCACTCAGTGGAACGTACTCCTTCAAATGCGTGGAGTGCTGCTCAAGGCTGGTGCTGAGCGCAAGGCCGGACAAGAGGCAAGCAGCGGCAATGCTGGCGGCCATCGAGCGCTTTCCGGGCAACCCTGGCCGGGAGCGCATCTTGGAATCCGTCCGCCAGGCATTGACGAAACCCCCCTCAGCCTCGACGAGTGCTGGGTCGCAGTCCGGGAGTGCCTGACATGAATGTGATTTCAAGCTCCGCAGGAAATGACAGCGTTGCGATGATCCAATGGGCTATTGAAAACAAGGTGGAAAATCTGCACGTTGTTTTTTCAGACACCGGCTGGCTTGCTCCAGGATGGATTCAGCGCGTCGAGCGAATCCATGCTTGGGCAGAATCCAAAGGCATACAAACGCACATCATCAAAAGCATTGGCATGGAAGAGCTGGTGCGAATCAAGAAAGGATTTCCTGGAAACGCCCAGCAATTCTGCACGGCGCACCTGAAAGGCATCCCATTCTTGGAGTGGATTGACGAGGCCGATCCAGAGTGCAAGGCCGTGGTGATGGTTGGAAAGCGCCGAGCCGAAAGCCAAGACCGCGCCGACACGCCAGAGTTTGTCCACGGAAGCGAATACCACGGAGGCCGCAAGCTGTGGCACCCGCTATACCTGCACACGGATGAACAGCGCAACGAGCTGCTGCACCGCGCAGGATTCGACCCGCTTCCACACCGTTCGCTGGAATGCAATCCATGCGTCAACGCCAACAGGGCCGATTTCCTGCGGCTGACGCCTGGCGAAATCGAGCGCGTGAACGACCTGGAAGTCGAGATTGGCAAGCCGATGTTCAGGCCAAAGCGTTTCGGCGCTTTGGGAATCTACGGCGTGATCGCCTGGGCCAAAGACGGACGCGAACGTGGCGACATCGATGAAGAAAACGCGCAGTGCGCTGGATTGTTTGGATGCGGACTATGACCGAACGCCAGCGATTCACCCTCTGGGAGCCGGTGCAGGCCCACAAAGTCCTGACGCAACAGATCTGGCCGCTGCTCAAGTCCCTACTGATGGCTGGCCACCGCATGGTGGTGGAGATCAAGCCAGAAACCCGCACACTCGCACAAAATGCGCGTTTGTGGGCGATGTTGACCGACGTGGCCAAGCAGGTCGACTGGTACGGCCGCAAGCTGAGCGCCGAGGAATGGAAGCACGTGATGACCGCCTCGATGACCAAGCAGGACGTCGTGCCTGGCATCGATGGCGGCTTTGTGGTGCTCGGAAAGTCCACCAGCAAGATGACCAAGCCAGAGATGAGCGAGCTTCAGGACTTGATCGAGGCCTTCGGTGCGCAGCAGGGCGTGCGCTTCACTGCGCCTGAGTACGTTGACCCAGAGACTGGAGAGATCACATGACTGAGATTATTGATTTCGCAAAAGCAAAAAAGGAGCGCGAGCCCCATGTGTCTGGACACCTTTATTGCCAAGGATGTGGACATGAGTGGATTGCTGTCTGGGAGCCAGGAACTACAGAATTTGAGTGCCCGGAGTGCAAGAGCATGCATGGTCGCGGAAAGTTTGATGTGATGCCTTCGCCTGACGCACAGAGCTGGACTTGCGTGGCCTGTGGAAACCAAATGTTCCATCTTTTACGAGATCGTGTTCATTGCCCTGGTTGTGGAAAGCAGTGGGACTACGGAGAAATCGCATGACAACAGCCCACGTTCGCTCCATAATGAAGTCGGTCATTGCATCCGGCTTTGACCCGACTGAAATGCAGTGGTTTGATATTTCAGGCGCTGATCTATCCACCGGCATCAAAATTGACAACCTGACCACCCACCGGCCACCATTCGAGAAAAGCCTAGTGCTTTGGGCTGGCCAAACCTCAAGCCATGAGCGTTACGAAATGATGATGCTTGCTGCTGGAGACGATCCAGAGGAAGGCATCGTGCTTGACTTGAGCAAAGGACAGCCTGGCAAATACACCACATTCCCGCCAATGGTTTACGCCATCGTGGATGGCCAGATTAAATATGGCCCGGTTGATGAAGGCCAAGACTTGCCGCGAGATGTGGCCGAGATCATGCTGGCCACCATGTCCAAATGGCTGGAAAGCATGGACACCGGCTGCGAGTGCTATCAGCCCGTGATAACCGACACCTTCACGAACAGGCGCAAAATTGCTGCAGGCAAAACACCGAACTACGACTGGCGCACCGTCAAGATCGGACCAAAGACCGCCAAAGGTGAATCGAAAGGCGGCACGCACGCATCACCCAGGCTGCACGACCGTCGCGGCCACATTCGCAGGCTGGCCAGCGGAAAAAACGTCTGGGTAAAGGCTTGCAAGGTTGGCGATGCCAGTTTGGGCGCTGTGTTTCACGATTATGAGATCAAGGCAAAATGACCAAACCATCCAAATGCAAGGTCTGCCAATGCGCCTACACCAAGACCAGACCCTTGCAAACCGTTTGCAGCCCACCCTGTGCCCTCTTGCTGGCCCGAAAAGCCACAGAGAAGGCCCAAGCCAAGGAGCAGGCCAAAGATCGCAAGGAAACCCGCCAGAAGCTGGACGCAATGCAAACCAAGCCCCAACTCACCAAGAAAGCACAGACAGCTTTTAATGCCTACATCCGGGCGAGGGATGCGGGTAAACCCTGTATTTCCTGCGGCACACCACTCAGCAACGAGCCGAACACCTACGATGCCGGTCACTACCGATCAGTCGGCAGCGCACCTCACATGAGGTTTGTGGAGGACAACTGCCATGGCCAATGCAAGCACTGCAACAACTATCTGGCCGGAAATCATGTGGAATACCGCCAGCGGCTGATCGAGCGAATCGGCCTGCAAACCGTGGAAAGCATAGAGCGTGACAACACGGTACGGAAATACTCTCACGAAGGCCTGATCGAACTGGCCAAGCACTATCGGGCGGCAGCGCTCGCAACCAAGAAAGTAAAAGCATGAAACTTCCAGACCAGCTAGAAACCATCCAGATTGATGCGTTGATACCCTACGCACGCAACAGCCGGACGCACTCCGACGCTCAGGTGGCGCAGATCGCATCATCCATCAAGGAGTTCGGCTTTACCAACCCTGTTCTGATAGACCAAGAGGGTGGAATCATTGCAGGGCATGGCCGAGTGCTTGCTGCACGCAAGCTGGGCATGAGCGAAGTCCCGTGCATCCGACTGGATCACCTGACCGAAGCCCAGAAAAAAGCCTATGTCATAGCGGACAACAAACTGGCCATGAATGCAGGATGGGACAACGAAATGCTGGCTTTGGAATTCAGCGAGTTGCAGGGCATGGACTTTGATCTCGACTTAACTGGTTTTACAGCCGAGGAGATCGCTGCGCTGATGCCAGAGGAAATTGAACCTGGCCTGACTGATGAGGATGCAGTCCCAGAAGTTCCAGAGCAACCGATCACGGTGCTTGGCGATGTTTGGATTCTTGGGCAACATCGTTTGATGTGTGGAAACAGCACTATGCTGGCCGATGTTGAGCGTCTCATGAATGGCACAACTCCTGACTGTATCCACACCGACCCTCCTTATGGAATGAATGCTGTCAGCAAGTCGTCCGTTCTGAAGAAGAATTACAAGCAGGACATTATGGGCGATGACACGCCAGATGTCGCAAAGGATGCTTTCCAATTGATCTATGGCATGTGGCCAGATGCAAAACAGATCTGGTGGCGTGCGAACTATTACTGCTCTGTTTTGCCAGATAGCGAATGCTGGCTCGTGTGGGATAAAAACAATGGGCAATCAGATCAAACCGACTGCGAACTGGCATGGGCAAATTTTCGTAGCGTTGTTCGGCAGTTTACGCTTGCGTCAGAAAAAACAAATCGCGTTCATCCAACCCAAAAGCCAGTGGCGCTGATGGAATGGATATTAAAAAGGTTTAACTTGTCCGTGAAAACAGTTGCTGACTTCTTTGGTGGATCTGGTTCGACATTGATTGCAGCAGAAAAACATGGCGCTCAAGCATTCATCATGGAGTTTGATCCAAGGTTCGTCGATGTGATTGTCAAGCGCTGGCAGGACTTCACAGGCAAAATAGCAACTCACGCAGAAACTGGAAAACCTTTCGCGGAGGTTACAAATGCCCACAAAAACTGAAAAACCCCCACTAAAAAAGCGCGGCCCTAATGGTGGCGCTCGGCCAGGTGCTGGAAGACCAGCATTTGTTCCGACTGATGCCGAGCGCAAACAGGTGGAAGCTCTCTCAGGATATGGCCTGCCAATTGAGCAGATTGCAGTGCTGGTGCGTGATGGCATCCATGTCGACACGCTCCGGGCTCACTTTGCCACCGAGTTGGTATCAGGAAAAGCCAAAGCCAACGGACAGGTAGGGAAAACCCTATTCCAGAAGGTAATGGCAGGCGACACGACAGCAGCCATTTGGTGGAGCAAGACGCAAATGCGCTGGGCTGAAACCCAGAAGCATGAGCTAACTGGTGCAGACGGTGCGCCACTAGAGTTTGCCAAGATTGAACGGGTGATCGTCAAGAATGGGTAAGGTCTTGCAACTCCAAACCCCAGAATGGGCAGTTCCATTGCTGGAGCCAAGCCGATACAAAGGCGCATGGGGTGGCCGAGGCTCTGGCAAATCCCACATGTTTGCCGAACTAATGATTGAAGCCCACATCCTTGACCAGAAGCGCAGAAGCGTTTGTGTGCGTGAAATCCAGAAATCGCTGAACCAGTCCGTAAAGCGCCTGCTTGAAACCAAGATTGAGCAGATGAACGCTGGCGCATACTTTGAGGTGCAGGATGCCGTTATCAAATCCCGCAAGGGTGATGGAGCGATCATCTTTCAGGGTATGCAAAACCACACCGCCGACAGTATCAAGTCGCTGGAGGGCTACGACTGCGCTTGGGTGGAAGAAGCCCAAAGCCTAAGTCAGACCAGCCTTGATCTCCTGCGGCCAACCATCCGCAAACCCGACTCAGAACTCTGGTTTACTTGGAACCCAAGGCAGCAGTCAGATCCAGTTGACCACCTATTGCGTGGGCCAACTCCACCAAAAGACGCAACCGTTCTAAAAGTCAATTTCACAGATAACCCTTGGTTTCCTGACGTTCTCCGTGATGAAATGGAGTACGACAAGCGGCGAGACCCAGACAAATATCAGCATGTCTGGATGGGCGGCTATCTCACCAACAGCAACACAAGGGTGTTCAAAAACTGGCGTATTGAGGAATTTGACGCACCACCAGACGCAATCCACAGGCTTGGCGCTGATTGGGGCTTTGCTGTTGACCCGACAACGCTCGTTCGCTGCCACATCATTGGCCGCACCCTCTACATCGACTACGAGGCCTACATGGTCGGCTGCGAGATCGTGAACACCCCAGAACTGTTCATGACCGTGCCAGAGTCAGAAAAGTGGCCAATCGTGGCCGACTCAGCAAGGCCAGAAACCATCAGCCACATGAAGCGAAACGGCTTTCCCAAGATCATGACAGCCGTAAAAGGCCCAAAATCTGTAGAAGAGGGCATCGAGTTCCTGAAGAACTACGACATCGTTGTTCACCCCAGATGCGTTCACACCATTGACGAATTAACGCTCTACAGCTACAAACAAGATCCCCTAACAGGTAAGATCTTGCCAGTGCTGGAGGACAAGAAAAACCATGTAATTGATGCCCTGCGCTACGCCTGTGAAGGTGTCCGTCGGGCTAGTGCATCCAAACCCGCCATCTTCACCCCTTTGCCAAATGTGAAGAAGTGGTGAGACAATCGCACAAATTGAGGAAATTCCCATGGCCCGAATAAGCAATGACCAACGCCTAGCCAACATTCACGCAGAAGCCTTGGCGCAGTTTGACGACGTACAAACAGCCCTCCGTGACGAGCGCTTGCAATGCCTCCAAGACCGGCGCTTCTACTCGCTGGCAGGCAGCCAGTGGGAAGGCCCACTCTGGGACTTGTACGAAAACAAGCCCAAGTTCGAGGTCAACAAGATCATGCTCTCGGTTATTCGCATCATCAACGAATATCGAAACAACCGCATCACAGTGGACTATGTGTCCAAGGATGGCCAGGAAAACGACAAACTGGCCGAGGTCTGCGATGGTCTGTACCGTGCAGATGAGCAGGCATCCGTTGCGGATGAAGCCTACGACAATGCTTTCGAGGAAGCAGTCGGCGGTGGCATTGGCGCATGGCGTTTGCGTACAGTCTACGAAGACGAAGAGAACGACGAGGACGACCGCCAGCGCATCAGAATTGAGCCCATCTTTGATGCTGATAGTTCGGTGTTCTTTGACCTCGGGGCCAAGCGCCAAGACAAGTCTGACGCCAAGTATTGCTATGTCGTCACCAGCATGACCCGTCAGGCCTACAAAGACACTTGGGGAGACGATCCAACCGACTGGCCAAAAATCATCCACCAGTACGAGTTTGACTGGTGTACCCCTGATGTTGTTTATGTTGCCGAGTACTACAAGGTCGAGGAAAAGACCGAAACCATCCGCATTTTCCAGAACATCGCAGGCGAGGAAGAGCGTTACACCCAAGCCGACTTTGCCAATGACGAGACTCTGGAAGAAACCCTCGCGGCCATCGGCACAGTCGAGGTGCGCCAGAAGCGTGTCAAGCGCAAGCGTGTCCACAAATACATCATGTCAGGCGGCAGGGTTTTGGAAGATGCAGGCTACATCGCAGGCAAGTGCATCCCCATTGTGGTGGTGTACGGCAAGCGCTGGTTTGTCGACAACATTGAGCGCTGCATGGGCCATGTCCGCCTGGCCAAAGATGCCCAGCGCCTAAAGAATATGCAGCTTTCCAAGCTGGGCGAGATCAGCGCACTGTCGTCAGTGGAAAAGCCAATCCTGACACCCGAGCAAGTCGCAGGCCATCAGGTCATGTGGTCAGAGGACAATCTTAAAGATTACCCGTATTTGCTCATTAACCCGATCACCGACCAGAATGGCAATCAGGCCGTTTCTGGGCCAGTCGCCTACACGAAAAGCCCACAGATCCCTCCGGCGATGGCAGCCCTTTTGCAAGTCACAGAAGCTGACATGCAAGACATTCTGGGCAACCCAGCCGGTGCTGACAAGATGGTCAGCGGTATATCAGGCAAGGCCGTGGAGATGATCCAGACCCGTGTCGATATGCAGGCCTTCATCTACATGAGCAACTTTGCCAAGGGCATGAAGCGTTGCGGAGAGATCTGGCTTTCCATGGCCAAAGAGGTCTACATCGAAGACAAGCGCAAGATGAAGACCATCGCCCCCACAGGCGAGGCTGGGATGGTCGAACTCATGCAGCCAAGCATTAACCAAGAGACCGGCGAAGTCGTCATGGAAAACGACCTTAGTTCCGCAACTTTTGATGTGGTGGCAGAGGTTGGCCCATCCAGCACCAGCAAGCGCGAGGCCACAGTTCGTGCCCTGACAGGCATGCTCCAGATCACAGCAGACCCAGAAACCCAGCAGGTTATCACCGCCATGGCCATGATGAACATGGAAGGCGAGGGTATCAAAGAAGCGAATACCTATTTCCGCAAGAAACTCCTGCGAATGGGCGTGGTCAAACCCACTGACGACGAGGCCCAAGAACTCATGGCAGAAATGCAAGGCCAGCCGCAAGACCCTAACGCAATGTACTTGCAGGCCGCAGCCGAGGAAGCCACAGCCAAAGCAGCCCAAGCCCGTGCCACCACCGTCAAAACCATTGCAGACGCAGAACTCAGCCGAGCCAAAACCGTCGAAACCCTCAGCAATGTGGACATGGATTCACAAGACCATGCGCTGAACTTGGCAGAGCAAATTGGTGGTTTTGTTGAACAACAAGCACAACCAGTTGTCAATCAACCCACAATTGAGTGACAATTGCACACATACGGTTTCCACCCAGCCGTTTCAATGGGTGAGTTTCACAGGGTCTAAGATGAACACACAGGCAGAACAGGACGACGACACCACGAACGACGACACCGCAGTTATCGAGGACGAGGTTAGCGAACAACCCGAGGAGCAATCCGAAGTTGAGCAAGCCGAAGCCCAAGATGACGAGGCAGAATCTGACGAGGTTGTGGTTTCCATTGGTGAGGAAGCGCCACCTCCCGAAGAGCCAGCACACGCACCTGAATGGGTACGAGAGCTAAGAAAGACGAACCGAGAACTTCAGCGCCAAAACCGCGAACTACAAACAAAGCTGCAAACCACCGCACAGACTGAGACCAAGCCGGTCGTGCTGGGGCCAAAGCCCAAGTTGGAAGATCACGACTATGACGCAGACAAGTTTGAGGTAGCACTGGCAAATTGGTTTGAGCGCAAGCGACAAGCCGATGAAATCAACGCCAAGCAAGAAGCTGAAGTTATGAATCAGCAGAAAGCATGGCAAGCCAAACTGGATGGCTACGGCAAGGCGAAAGCCGAACTGAGAGTTAAAGACTTTGACGATGCGGAGGCCGTGGCCCAAGAATTGTTCAATGTCACCCAGCAAGGCGTGATGCTGCAAGGTGCGGATAATCCCGCGCTAGTCGTCTATGCACTCGGCAAAAACCCCAAGAAGGCGCAAGAGTTGGCCGCTATCAAAGACCCCGTAAAGTTTGCCTTTGCGGTAGCAAAACTGGAGAAAGACTTGAAAGTTACCAACCGTAAGGCAGCCCCGCCACCCGAGAGAATCGTGTCAGGAACTGGCCGAGTATCTGGGGCAGTGGACTCAACCCTCGAACGGCTGCGCGAAGAAGCTGCTCGTACTGGCAACATGACCAAGGTCATCCAGTACAAGGCGCAAAAGCGTGCAGCATCTCCAAAATGATTTTTTAAGGAAATACCATGTCCAATAGTTTCTCGAAAGAAGAGCGCGTCGCGTTTGAAGACCTCCTCGAAGGCTTCCAAGATGCGCTGGTTTTGTCTCGTCATGTCAACATCTACAACACAGATCAGACAATGATGGAACGCGCCAACAACACCATCTGGCGTCCCCAACCCTACATCGCTCAGTCGATCAGCAGCACTCCTGGCACGCCAATCTCTGGCTATCAGGGTATGACTCAGTTGGCAGTCCCTGCTACTCTGGGTTACAGCAAGACAGTGCCTTGGGAAATGACTTCCCTCGAACTGCGTGACGCTTTGCAAGAAGGCCGTTTGGGTGAGAGCGCTAAGCAAAAGCTGGCTTCTGACATCAACGTGGCCATCATGAGTTCGGCTGCAAACCTCGGCTCTTTGGTTGTGCCAATTGGTGCTGCTGCTGGTGACTATGATGACGTGGCCTTGTGCGATGCCATCATGAACGAGCAAGGCGTGCCCGACTATGACCGTTTCTTGGCTTTGTCTAGCCGCGATTACAACGGCTTGGCTGGCAACTTGGTCGGCACTGCTCGCAGCTTCGGCAATCAAAAGTCTGACAAGGCTTATGAGCGCAGCTATGTTGGCATGGTCGCAGGTTTCGACACCTACAAGATGGACTATGCAAACCGTCAAGCGGCTGCTGCTGGTGGTGGCTCGATCACCATTGACACCAGCGGTTCTGGCACTCAAGCTAACTACGCTCCTCAAGCCACTTCCACAGCAGTGGGTGGTCAGATCAACGTAGACAACCGCTTCCAGACTGTGACTGTTTCCTCGACCACCAACGTGGCCGCAGGCGATGCCTTCACAATCGGTGGCGTGTACGCTGTGCATCACATCACCAAGCAAAGCACTGGCCAACTCAAGACCTTCCGCGTCGTGAGCGTGACCAACAGCACCACCATGGTGATTACTCCCCCGATCATTGGCGCACAAAGCACCCCAACAGATGCTCAGTTGCAGTACAAGAACGTGGAAGTGTCTGCACCATCCAACACAGCCGCCATCACCTTCCTGAACGTCAACGCAGCTTCTGTGAACGTGTTCTGGCAGCGTGATTCGTTGGAGATCTTGCCTGGCCGTTACGCAGTGCCTTCTGACGCTGGTGTCGCAGTGATGCGTGCCACCACAGACCAGGGCATTGAGTTGGTCTTGCAGAAGTTCTATGACATCGACAGCATGACCATTAAGTACCGCATGGACACCCTGTTTGGTGTGGTCAACAAGAACCCTGAGATGTCCGGCATCTTGTTGTTTAACCAGTAATCTGGCCAAAAAACTGGGGGGCTTCGGCCCCCCTTTTGCAATAGGAGATCACCATGCCATTGACCAAAGGTTATTCGAGCAAATCCATCGGCAAGAACATCAAGATGGAAAAGAAATCAGGCAAGCCAATGAAGCAAGCCGTGGCCATCGCGCTCAACGTGGCTACCAAAGCAGCCAAGGCAGCAGGCAAGCCCAGCAAAGCACCTAAGAAGGCCATGAAATGAAGCCCGGTCTCTACGCCAACGTCAACGCCAAGCGCCAGCGTATTGAAGCAGGCAGCAAAGAAAAGATGCGGAAACCCGGTGCAAAAGGCGCACCTACAGCCGCAGACTTCAAAGCAGCCGCCAAGACCGCAAAGCCCATAAAGAAAAAGGCCAAGTGATGCAGGAAAGAATCCTTACACCCAAATATCTGAAAAACCGCAAACCCGTCAAGGTTCGCAAGCCATCGAAACCCATTGATGGCATCAACCACCGCCTGCTGCGTGAGCAAGCAGAAGCAGCAGCCCAAGCCGAAGTTCAGGCCGAAGAAGTCGTGGACACAGTTTCAGAAGATGACGCAGCCCCTACTCGTGAAGAGTTGGAAGCTAAAGCCACAGAACTTGGCATCCGCTTTGATGGTCGCACAAAGGACAAAAAGCTGGGACAATTGATCCAGGACAGACTGTCCGCGCCAACTGGAGAATGACATGGGATGGACTAAGCGCCAATTTATCGAGCAGGCCTTTGACGAAATCGGACTGGCCTCCTACGCATTTGATCTAGGGCCAGAGCAAATGCAATCAGCCCTTCGGCGCTTGGACACCATGATCTCTGCATGGAACGCCCTTGGCATCCGACTCGGCTACCCTCTACCATCCAGCCCCCAAGACAGCGATCTTGACGAGCAGACCAATGTGCCAGATAGTTCAAATGAAGCTATCTACACAAACTTGGCTATCAAACTGGCCCCGAGCTACGGCAAGCAGGTCATGCCCGACACCAAGGCCACAGCCAAAGAGTCGTACAACACACTTCTATCGCGTGCAGCCATGCCAATAGAACAGCAATTGCCAAGCACCATGCCAGCAGGCGCAGGCAACAAGCCTTGGCGCGTATACGACAATCCTTTCATCCGTCCGCCAGTCGATCCAGTCTTGGCAGGTCAAGATGGCCCTATCGAATTCAACTGAGGAACCAACATGCCAACCATCAACCAGCTTTCGGGCATCAGCCAAGTTTCTGGCGGCGATCTTCTGCCGGTCTATGTCTCCAACAATGGAGATGCGCGCAAGGTCTCGATCACGCAACTGCTGCAATATTTCCAGCAAGTCTTTGCAGCCCCCACCGTGGCCACCAACCTGTACACCCCAGGTACTGGCTTTAACATCACCGTACCAACGCCAACCAGTGAACAGCAGTGGATGATTTTGCAGCCTGCTGGCACTTTGGCCGCAGGAACAGTCACTTTGCCATTAAACACTGGTGTGCCAGATGGAACACAGGTTCTCGTTACCACCACCCAGATCATTACCAGCTTTACACTGGCAGTGAACGGTGCGGCCAATGCTTACGGCGCACCAACCACCCTGGCCGCCAATGCCTTCTTCACAATGCGCTTTTATCAAGCCACCAACAGCTGGTATCGCGTCGCTTAATTTTTAGGAGAACACCATGTCCGTAGTTAATCAATTCAGCCAGCGCCTTGGATCAAACCAAGTCGTAACACCAGCAGCATCATCTGCAAGCATCACGATCAACCAACAGGATAAAGCAGTCCGATTGGTCAACAGTGGCGCAAACATCTGCTACGTTCGCATTGGCGGTGGTGCAGCAACTACAGCTGACATCCCAGTTCGTGCAAACAGCGAAATCATCATTCGCAAATCAACTGAAGACACCGAGTTGGCCCACATCTCTGCATCTGGAACCACATTGAATGTGGCCACAGGAGAAGGCGGCATCTAATGGCCACTAAGGACTCAAGACTTGCTCGTGTTGGTGTGGAAGGCTACAACAAGCCAAAACGCACTCCATCGCATCCAACCAAAAGCCATGTAGTTGTGGCCAAGGCTGGTGACCAAGTGAAAACCATTCGCTTCGGTCAGCAAGGCGTGTCTGGGTCTCCAAAGAAGGAAGGCGAGTCCAAGTCAGACAAGACCCGTCGAGAGTCATTCAAGGCCAGACACGCTGAGAACATTGCCAAGGGCAAGATGAGCGCAGCGTACTGGGCCAACAAGGTCAAGTGGTAAGCCATGCAAATCCCAATTCTCAACGGAATCTACGCTGACAACACGCCAGAGCTACGCACCAGCTATCCGGTGAATATGGTTCCAGTGCCTAAACAGTCAGGCATCAGCAACGGATTTTTGCGTCCCGGTGATGGCATTGTGGCCAATGGAACAGGACCGAGCGTTGATCGTGGTGGCATCAACTGGAATGGCGTCTGTTACAGAGTTATGGGCACTAAGTTAGTGTCTGTTGCCAGCAATGGGTATGTGAGCGTTTTAGGTGATGTTGGTGGCCCGATCAACTCATTGGTGACGTTTGACTACAGCTTTGACCGCTTGGCTGTTGCCAGTGGTGGTCGGCTTTATTATTGGAATGGTGAGCTAAAGCAGGTGACAGACCCAGACTTAGGCGTGGTTCTTGACTTCTGCTGGGTTGATGGATATTTCATGACTACAGATGGTCAATATCTAATCGTCACTGAACTTTCAGACCCTTTGCTAGTTAATCCCTTAAAGTATGGCAGCTCAGAAGTTGATCCAGATCCAGTAATTGCACTGCTCAAGCTGCGCAACGAAGTCTATGCTCTGAACCGCAATACTATCGAGGTGTTTGATAACGTGGGTGGAGAGATTTTTCCATTCGCACGAATTGATGGCGCTCAAATTCAAAAAGGTGTGATTGGCACGCACGCATGTTGCATCTACATTGAACGCATTGCATTTTTGGGTGGTGGCCGCAATGAAGCGCCAGGCATCTACATTGGCGCATCTGCAACCACTCAAAAGATTAGCACACAGGAAATTGACAATCTTCTTTTGCAATACACAGAGGCGCAGCTGGCGCTAGTTCAACTCGAAGCCAGGAACGATAAAAACCATCAGCACCTTTATGTTCACTTGCCAGACAGAACAGTTGTTTATGATGCATCGGCATCTGAGGCACTAGGCGAGCCTGTCTGGTTTACCCTAACAACGACTATAGTTGGATTTCAACAATATCGCGCTCGAAATCTGGTCTGGTGCTATGACAAATGGTTGGTTGGCGATCCTCAGTCAAATGCCATTGGCTATTTGGTTCAAAGTACAGGACACCATTGGGGCCAACAAGTGCGCTGGGAATTTGGCACGCTGATTGTCTACAACGAGAGTAATGGTGCGATATTTAACGAGCTTGAACTGGTCAGTTTGACCGGCAGTGTGGCCATTAGCACAAATCCACAGATTAGCACCAGTTATTCGCTTGATGGCAAATCATGGAGTCAAGATCGCAGCATCAGCGTGGGAACTACAGGAAACACCGCCAAGCGCCTGGCATGGTTCCAACAGGGTCACATGCGCAACTGGCGCATCCAGCGCTTCCGTGGTGACAGTAATGCACATGTGTCATTCATTCGTCTTGAAGCTCAGATTGAGGCATTGGCATACTGATGGCAACTGCACCAACATCCCGCAAACTTAATCTGACGCGAGATCAGCTTTCTCAGTTTCTGACCGATCAGCAACAGATCAGACAGTTTGAGTTATTGTTTTCTGTCGTGGATGAGCTTCAAGTCATCACTGGTACTGACTTTGAGTATCAGTCAGACACAGCAGCAGCAACAGCAAACGAAGCACTTGCACAGCTCAGTGCACTGGCTCAAGACACCGCAGTCGATCAGGCTGTGCTAAATGCCAAAGTTCAACAGGCATTGGATGCTGTTGCTAATTTGGCTCGGACTCTTGAGTTGATTGCGACTGCACCGGTCATTGAGAACAACAACTCGGTTGTAACAGACTACATCGACTTCAACACCACCACACCATCGCCAGTCGCAAAGGTTGGAAGGTTGCATTGGAACGGTGGTTACACGCTGAATCTTGAGATGACAGCAAACGTCAACCAAGCAATTGGCGAGTCTCAGTACTACTACATCAAGGCATCGGCTGCCATTTCCAAAGGGCAGCTGGTGATGTTTGATGGCTCTGTTGGCGCTTCTGGCGTACTCAAAGGTAAGCCATCCACTGGCGTGACCAATGGCCAGCTCATCATGGGTGTGGCCGCAGAAGCCATTGCAAACAATGGATTTGGTCTGGTTTCCAGCTTTGGATTGGTAAGAGGATTTAACACCACCGGCGCACCTTATGGTGAGGTTTGGGCAGACGGCGACATCCTGTACTACAACCCATCATTTGCTGGTGGATTGACAAAAACACAGCCGACTGCTCCAACACCTCATATTGTTGTTGCTGCGGTTGTTAATGCTGCGACAGCAGGTTCTGGATCAGTTTTTGTCAGAGTTCAAGCCGAGCCATTAGTCAGTCAACTGTCTGATGTTTATGCGCCAACACTAGCTAATGGAGACTTGCTCCAATATGACGGAGTGCAGCAACGCTGGGAAAACGTCCCTGCATCAACATTGCCAGTTGGAACGGCCACCAATCTGGCAGGTGGAGCAGCAGGTTCTGTCCCGTACCAATCTGCCTCCAGCACAACTGCGATGCTGCCTATTGGCACAGCGTTGCAAGTGCTCAAGGTCAATGCAGGCGCAACAGCACCACAATGGGTTAGTGGTGCAGCCTTGACTGAAGTTGACGATACCAATGTCACACTGACATTGGGTGGATCTCCAAGCACAGCATTGCTTTCTGCTACTAGTTTGACATTGGGCTGGACTGGTCAATTGGCGGCAACGCGAGGTGGAACAGGGTTTGGGTCTTATGCTGTAGGCGACATTTTGTACGCCAACACCACAACAAGCCTGGCAAAACTGGCTGATGTGGCAACTGGTAACGCACTGATTTCTGGTGGTGTGGGTGTTGCCCCATCGTGGGGAAAGATTGGCCTTACAACCCATGTCAGTGGAACCTTACCTGCTGCCAACGGAGGAACTGGTATTACTAGCCTTGGCACAGGCATTGCCACATGGCTTGGAACACCATCAAGCGCAAACTTGGCCGCAGTTGTGATTGATGAAACTGGCTCTGGTGCTTTGGTTTTTGGCACAGCCCCAACCATTTCTGACTTGACTATCTCGGGAACTGGCGGAAACATTTTCAGTGGTTCATACACCCCTACATTGACCAACACCACAAACATTACAAGCAGCACAGCATCAACGCTTTACTACACACGCGTTGGTAACGTAGTCGCTGTTTTTGGGCGTGTCAACATAACCGCCACCGCAACAGGCAACACCTTAATTGGAATCAGTTTACCAATTGCATCAGCGTTGACAACAAACGGTCAAGTTGCTGGAATGGGATCACTTACAAGCGCAACTGTCGCAAACAATACATTTGGCCGAATAAATGCCGATGCAACCAACGACAGAGCGCAATTTCAATTGAACTCAACATTAACGACGGATCAAACCTATGCCATTAACTTTACTTATGTGGTGCTGTAATGGAAATAACATTTAATACTGGTGAAAACAAGTTGATCGTGACGTTTGAAGACGGCACAATCAAAGAGTACGTGTCTACGGATGCCGAACAATATCTTAACGACTACCCAGATCGCATGTCTGATCTGGTAGCAATGGGTTGGAAATAAAGGAGCAAAAATGACCGTATCCATCAAAGTCCTGATCCCTGCAAAACAGGCTGAGAACACGCAAACTACACAGTACACCGCCGTGAACTGCAAAGCCATAATTGACAAATTTACAATTACTAACACTACCACTGGAAATGTGACGATCAGCGTCAACCTAGTTACCAGTGGCGGTGTTGTTGGTACTGATAACCTAATTATGGATACACGCGCAATTGCTCCAGACGAAACATACACTTGCCCCGAGTTGGTTGGCCAGTCGCTGGAGCCAGGTGGTTATATTTCCACTATTGCCAGTTCAGGCACATCACTGACCATCCGAGCATCTGGCCGCGAAATCACTTAAAGGAGAACAGCATGGATAAATTTATGATGATGCCTAAGGGTTTCATGGGCTTGCCGGTTGAGGAAGAATTTATTACCGCAGCCGAGAACAAAAAGAACACCCAAGTGGTGATTGATGACTGGATGCTTGGCCCAGAGAACCCCAGCAATGAGCCAACTGCAAACAAGGTTTATTGGGTTGCGTTGGGCAATGCCATGCAAGTGGATGAAAAAGAAGCCCGTCGTCGTCGCTGCTCGAACTGCGAGTATTACGACAACAGCACCATGACGCAGGCCAAAATGGAGCGCATCCCACGCAACAATTGGGACACCAATGCCGGTTTCCGTGGCTACTGCAACAAATTCGACTTTATCTGCCACGACCTGCGCTCCTGTCAGGCTTGGGAAGAGCGCGAATTTGAGATGGATTGAACAAGCCATGCAAATGTGGGACAATCTGGCCGCTGAGTCACCAAAGCCGCCAGCAGCTTGCCCTAAATAGGAGTTGCACATGACTGGTATTGATTGGCTCAAAGAAAACCTGCAAAGGGTTTTCATGCTGCCTGCGCCAGTCGTGGAGTGGCTTGTTATGGTCTACGATGCAATTCAGGTGTTTGACGATGTTGCCGATGGCGACACAGTTGAGCGAAAAGATCTGAATGCGGCCATCTGGAACACACTGGTGGGAATGCACCAGAACCAATTTTTTATTACAAACAGCCACCACCTCGTGCCATTGTTGGCAACAGCAATCATGAAGTGGCAAGCCTCTGACCATGCAGAACGTGCGGGTGAAGCTGATGCCAGATCATTTGTTTGGCGTGCAGGTTTCTATGACCTGATTTTGATGGCTGTATCACTCACTCATGGCCCAGGCTTTGCCACAAAAAATGCACATCTGGTCATGCAGTTATATGGCGAGAAATTTGAAGACTACATGAAGGAGTTCGGCGATGCCTGATCCAGTAACGGCCCTAGTAGTGGGCGGAACGCAACTTGTTGGTGGCGTTATGCAAGCCAACGCAGCAGAAGACGCATCCAATATCCAAGCTGGCGCAGCAGGCCAAGGAATTGCAGAACAGCGTCGCCAATTTGACGCACTGCAAGCCTTGCTGAAACCGTACACAGAGGCAGGCGTGCCAGCTCTGGAGCAACAGCAAGCCTTCTTGGGTTTACGAGGCCCAGAAGCAGAGCAAGCAGCCATTGAGCGCATAACCGGTGGCGCTGGATTTCAAGAGTCCGTTCGCCAAGGCGAAGAGGCCTTGCTGCAACGTGCATCGGCCACAGGCGGCTTGCGCGGCGGCAACATCCAAGGCGCTCTAGCACAGTTTCGCCCTGCTTTGCTCAATCAAGCTCTTGAGCAACAATACAGCAGACTTGGTGGCATGACACAGTTGGGCCAGCGTTCTGCTGCCGGTGTTGGTGCTGCTGGCATGGAAACAGGCACGAACGTGTCCAATCTTTTGTCTCAGCAAGGCGCAGCACTCGCAGGTGGCGAACTTGGCCAGGCCAAAGCCTACGGTCAGGTCTTGAACATGCCAGCGCAGTTCCTTGGTATGCAGTATGGTGCAGGCGGCAAGGCTGGAATGGGCTTTGGAAACCTTTTCAGTGACCGTCGCCTAAAGAAAAACATCAAGCAGATAAGCACACGACCCGATGGTTTGAACGTATACGAATTCGATTACATCTGGGGTGGTGACCGTCAAATCGGGCTCATGGCTCAAGAAGTACAGGCCATTTATCCTGGCGCTGTTTCCGAATCTGGTGGCTACTTAATGGTCGACTACAGCAAGGTCTAAAAACATGGCACAGATCAATCCATTCCAAGGCCCAATCAACTACTCAGTTGATGTTCAAAGCCCATTTGAGGCTGCAATCGGTGGCTTCAAAATTGGCCAAGCAGGTGCTGAGATGCAAGCTCAGGCCCAGGCACGCGAACAAGCAATGAAGGCGCAGACAGAGTTAAAAAATCTGTTCTCTAATCCTAATGCAACAGCAGCAGATTATGAGCGTGTGATACCTTTTTTGCCTAAAGACCAAGCAGCAATTGTCACGCAAGGTTTTGAGAGAAAAACTAAAGAGCAACAGCAAAACAGTTTGCAACAGTCTGGCCAAGTTTATACAGCGCTCAAATCTGGCCAAATTGATATTGCAAAAAATCTGCTTAAAGATCAGGCATCTGCATTCCGTAATTCTGGTCGTGAGCAAGAGGCAAAGGCGACAGAGACATATATGCAATTGATCGACATGAATCCAACTGGTGCTCAGACAACCATTGGATTGATGATGGCAACATTGCCTGGTGGTAAAGAGGTGATTGAGAATGTTGACAAGACACTCTCAACAGGACGCGCAGAAGCCAAAGCGCCAGCAGAACTGACCAAGGCCATGGCCGATGCAGATAAAGCCGTAGCAGATGCCATCACAGCGCAGGCTACAGCAACCAACGCAGACCAAAGAGCAAAAGCTGATGCAGATAAAGCAGCAGCAGACGCACAAAAAGCACAGGTTGATGCCAAGTTTGCAGAACAGATCACACTGGCAGACCTTAAAAAGAAAGCCGCCGACTTAGGTTTGACCAATGCTCAGACTGGATCTGCATTGGCTCAGACCAAAAAACTTGGCGTAGAAACTGCAAAAGCAGCACTTGAACTTGAAGCACTCAAATCCACTGGCGGTGTTGATCCTGAAAAGAAGTTCAACCAAGAAGAAAAGATCCGCAAAGAGTGGCAAGGACGCAGCAAGATGTACGGCGAATTGCAGGGGACATTTAACACACTCCAAGCATCCGCAAACTCAGCCAATGGCCCTGGTGACATCGCCTTGATTACTGGCTTCATGAAGATGCTTGATCCAGGCTCAGTGGTGCGCGAAACAGAATTTGCTACTGCACGCGATACAGCTGGATTGTTCACGCAGTTGCAAAACAGGCTGGAGAAAGCCCAAAATGGTCAACTTCTCAGCCCACAGCAGCGCAAAGAATATGTGGCCTTGTCTCAAAAATACTTGGACGCAGCAAAGCAAAAAGCCAATCAGGAAAAGAAGGATTTAGGCATCGTAGTTAAAAACTACAAACTGAATCCAGAAAACGTGTTTGGCGCTGAACAAGCACCTCCACCACCATTGCCAACAAGTGCAACTGTAGGCGGCAAAACCTACCAAAGGCCAGCCAACTTCACTGATGCACAATGGAGCGACTATCTCAAAGCCAGCGGGGTGATCCAATGAGTCCTGAAGAATGGCTGAAGCAGCAACCAGCACAGACATTCAGCGTTCAAACGGACGCAGGAAAAAATGTTGAGGTTGATGTAAGGTTTCCGACAGCTGAAGAATCAGCTGTGCCAGCACCACAATCACAGCCTGCGACACCTGGCGTAACTCCAATGTCTCCAGAGCAGTGGCTTGCCTCGCAGCAGCCACTGCCATCAACTACGGCCACAGGCCTTGCTGGTGCTGCCACTAGAGGCTTGGCACTTCCAGCCGCAGGAGCAGCACTTGGCGCGGCCATGGGCGCTCCGTTCGCAGGCGTGGGCGCTATTCCTGGGGCTGTAGCTGGTGCTGGTGCTGCTACCCTTGCTGGAATGGTGGCAGATCCTATCGTTGGCTCGATCAACAGCATGTTTGGCACTACTTACACACTGCCAACCGATGCTTTGCAAGACCTGCTCACCCGTGTCGGCGTGGCCGAACCAAGAACAGCAGCCGAGCGCATCGTCCAGACCACAGCAGCAGGCGCTGGCACAGCTGGTGGCACTGTAGCTCTTGGTAAGACATTGCAGTCCGCTGCTGGCCCCGTTACGCAGGGTGTGGGACAACTCATGGCAGCAGCCCCAGGCCTTCAAGTTGCAAGCGGTGCATCAGCAGGTGCAGCAGGTCAGACAGCCAAGGAAATGGGCGCAGGCACTGGTGGACAAATTGCCGCAACACTTGCAGGTGGCTTACTTCCTGCCGCGCCTCAGATAGTCAAAGCCGCAACTCAGGCAACAGCTAAAGCAGTTGCACCAAAAGGTGCAGGTATCCGTGAGCAGATTGAGCCGACTTTCAAAGAGTCAGTGCAAAGCATCAAGGCCACAGTGGGCGAGAAGATCGCACCAGAGAATCAGCGAATCATCAAAAGCCAACTGGCCCAAACCCCTGATTCAGTTGATCTGGTGAATGTCCGGCTTTCAGGCTCGCAAGTCGTGCCCGACAATGAAGCAGCATCGGCCATCAAGCAAGGCTGGAAAGATGGCACAGTGGCCAGCATTAAAGCGGCCACTGACAAAGATCGCCAAGCCATGACCAAGATGCTCAACGTTTTCAAGATGGGCGAGAAGAGCGAATCATTCAGGGCTGTAAACAGGCCAGCCGACATTCTTGGCGACACCGTGCAGTCTCGTGTTGACTTCTTGGCCAATGCTAATCAGCAAGCAGGCAAGGCAATCGACCGAATTGCCAACACTAGACTGCGCGGCCAAGCCGTTAATTACGATCCGGCCATCAACTCATTTTTAGATGAGCTTGGCACACTTGGAGTAAAAGTGGAGCTAGATCAAAATGGTGTGGCCAAGGCGATCCTGCAAGGTTCAGACATCCAAGGTGACAAAGCAGCGCAACGCATTTTGAATACCGTTCTGGAGCGTCTCAGCACAACCAAAACTCCAGATGCCTACGGAGTACACACGGCCAAGCGATTCATTGATACTCAGGTCAACTACGGCAAGAAAAACTTGGCCAACCCTCTGACCTCACAGGCAGAACGTGCCTTGAAGAATTTGCGTAGAAACCTGAACGAATCGCTAGGCGATAGGTTTCCGGTCTACAAGGCAGCCAACGAAAAGTATGCTGACACCATCACAGCGCTAGACGACTTGCAAAAGGCAGCAGGCACACAGATCGAATTCGACTCTCCAAACGCCAACAAAGCCCTCGGCACGGCTATGCGTAAGCTGACCAGCAACTACGGAACACGAGCCAACCTGATCGACTCACTCGACCAAGCTAACCAAGTGGCCAGCAAGTACGGCATGAAGCTGGATGACGACATCTTGAACCAGTTGATTTTTGTCAACGAGTTAGACCGTATGTTCGGTGCTGCTGCACAAACCTCACTTAAAGGCCAAGTCTCTGAAGCCATGCAAACAGGTCTTGACATCGCCAGAGGAAATGCTGCTCAACGTGCCATGGAGTTGGTGACTGAAAAAGCACAGAACCTGCGTGGAGTTAACAAGGAAAACGCCATCAAAGCGATGGAAGAAATCCTCAAGCGCAAGGCAGCACAATGAACCATTTCGCAAACGCAGCAAAGCTGCCACAATCCCTGGACGCGAGAGTGCAGTGGCTGCAATCCGCTGTCCAGACAGGACGCCAATTTGACCAGGAGAACCAGTACTGTCCGCACTCAGCATTCAGCCCACCTACCCGATCTTCACCGAGACGGATGGGCAGCCGCTGGAAAACGGCTATATCTGGATTGGCACGGTCAACCTTGACCCGCAGGTCAATCCGATCAACGTCTACTGGGATGCGGCGCTGACCATTGCAGCACCTCAGCCCATCCGCACCCTCAACGGCTACCCATCACGCAGCGGCACACCTGGACGTCTTTACGTCAACAGCGACTACAGCATACGAGTGATGAACAAGAGCGGCAGCACGGTTTACAGCGCACCGGCTGCGACTGAGCGCTACAGCGATGCAGTTGTCAGCAGCGTCAATGCCCAGAATGTTGTGTATGACCCTCCATTCACTGGTGCAGTTCAGACCAACGTCGAGGCAAAACTGGCACAGACCGTCAGCGTCAAAGACTTTGGCGCTGTA